TTTCTGCGGGGATTGCGGGACGGTCGAGCGTGATCCAATTTTTCTGGATCTGGAGACGTGCTCTAAATGCGGCGAACTTTTGGACTGGGAAAGCGACGAGCCGCCCAACCCTTACAAGCACGCTGAAACACCATTCGCCAGCAATCACTAACACTTACCAAAGAGCGCCGCGTGCTCTGTCCGCGTGCGTGTAGCCAACACAATACGTCCAACGCTTGTGTAAGAGCCCTTAGAACGCACCAGAATCACGGAAAGCAATAGCGATTGTGGCGCCATAACGCATTGAGGTCACGACGGCCGCAGCCCACATCACCAACCAAAAGAGCTTTCTCAAACCGCCGCCTTTAATACGTCTATGGCGAGTTTTACGGTTTCTTCTGGTGCTAGGTTCAGGGTGGTTATGACTGCCGGCGCCGCCAGGTATGGCCATTTCTGCAGCAGCCGCATCAAGGATGCTCGCCATAACTCCAGCGAGTCTATCCTTTTGTCGTGATTGCCAATTGCTTCTTGTTTCCGCTGATCTCTCTCTTCCAGGTCTTTGACCCGCATCTGCAGCAGATCGACTCGCTGAATGGCGTAGGAGATCGGATCGAAATTCATGGCTCCCACCTGATAGGAAATCGCTCATCACGCTGCCTCGTTCTTGAGCTTCTTGCAGCCCCAAACAACTCTGGATTCATTGCTTGCCAGAAGTTGTGCCGCTGACTTGTCCGTTAGGACATCACCTTTGGCCGGGCGATAAACTTGCCAATCCCGGCACAGCGAGGCAGCGTCACTGATTGTCGGCAAATTCTTTGCGCAACCTATCAAGGGCAGTGCCAGGCTTGATACTACTGCGAATTTCACGAGACTGCGCATTGCGTTTGGCTCCCGCCTTTTTGGACGCTTGCACTACCTGCTTAACTGCTTTTTTTGCCACCATGACGTTGTTGATCTTCCACACGCCAAGAAACGCAATCACCCCCATGACGATCTGAGCGATCAGGCTTTTGCGGAACCAGCCCCATACGCCAGCAATCGATAGCAAGCTCATCATTGGGCTTGTCCGCTTGGCGTGTAGCGGCCTTCCTTGTAGTCGTCCGCCGCCTGGATCTGAAACCAGTTGAAGACAATTGCCAGGATGATACAGGCTCCTGACACGAACAGCAGGCCATTGGTTGCAATCACCTGTTGAGCCGTCTGCAGGATCTCGCTACTGACGTTGATCTGCTCCTTGATCAGCGGCCAGCCCGCCGTTATTCCGCCAGCGCCCAGCAGACTGACCTTGCTACGTCTCGCAACGGTTGCCTTGGTTGATTTCGCCATGGCCGCGGCGACTTCCTGCTTTCGTGCTGGCGCCGGCGCCAACTTCCAGGATTCGTCTTGCTTGGGGTACGCGCCCCAATCCAATTGGAAATGCGGCGTATCAAAGAACGATCGCCAGTCACCACCCCAGTCGATATCAACTTGGAGTTCCACCGCGGCCTGCTTGACCGCATCAGCAACACTCTGTGAATGCGGCTTGCCCCAGGCCAATTTGCCATCAACCATGGCGCACAGATCGACAGCATGACCGGTGATATGACGCGAGTTCATCGTGGTACTCTTCCCACCCGCAACCAGTGCCTTTTGACGTGTAACCGTTCGTAAACCTTCAACCACCAAAATTTCAGCGTCGGCGATCTCCACCGCACGCCGCACCACGGCTTGCAGCTCTGGGTGTACGCCCTTCAACCGGCGTTCGGATAGCTCGCTAAGACCGCTCATGCCGATGCCTCACCCATCTTAAATCGGCGATCAAGGCGCCGAAGTGCAATTTTCATAGCCTCAACGCCATCACCCTCTTCAAGCACGTACGCCTGTGACAGAGACCCGCCGCTCAGTGCTGGCCGCATATCCTCCAGATATGGATTGCGCGCCTCGGGTGCCTCATCGTATTCACGACGCGAATTCACGGCGCCGGAAGCTGCCAGCAAGATTGCCGATGCGATCGCAGCGAGAGACGTGGCAAGCCCACCCCACGCTGAAAGTCCGTAATTCGCCCAAAATCTAGATTTGTTGTCCGGGTCCATCTGACCAGTAAAACCGGCCGCCACGTTGCGCGCGTGTTCAAGGGCGGCAGACGCCTTTGTAGGCGTTTCGGCGGCCGCCACTTTAGCGTCCTTCAATTCACGCTCTAGCTCGAACATTTCAGCCTTTTGAGCAAGCCGAGTTCTGGCGTTCTGCTGATCTGCTAGAAGCGAGCCGAGTTCCGATTGAAAGCCCTCACATTTGATGCCGCAACCGCCGCGTTTCTTTTCTTCGTTCTCGCGTTGCAAACGCTTGGCTTTTATCAGCGGGTCGTAGGCATCCGGGCTCAAGTATGACGTTTGCCAAAGAGTTTGGCTTCGGATCTCCGAAATGCGCTTTTCGAGCCGGCGAACTTCACTGCGCGCATTCTTCGCCCTGTCGTTCTGGTTGTCGGTACGAACCAAATCCGCTTTGCGGAACAACGCAACCGTGCCGGCATTGGTCAGCACATCCGTTGAAAAGAAAAAGACGCCAAACAGCGAAAAAATCACAATCTTTCCAACGTTCCGCTGCAATACAGATTTAGTAAGAGCGTTGAACAAGAGCGGTGAGAGCAGCGACATGCAAAAGAACATCAGAAAGCAAATCGCAGTCAGAACGGAACTTTCACCGCCAAACGTTGAGCCAAATATTCCAGTTAGAACCGCAGAGCAACCGGCGATGATGTACGCGATGGCCGTCAGAGACAAATGGCTCGCATTAGCCATGGAGTATCCTTTGCATGCTGTTACGCGCGACGATTCTTCAGCTCGGATTGTGCCCTAACAACCTCGACCAACATCTCTGACGGTAGATTTGACATCCGCGCCTCTAGTGCGTCAGAGCGCTTCATAAGAGCGGAGACCTGCATCAATGCAGCCTTCCCGATGTCACCAATCATTGTGGCAAGCTCATCGATGTCTTCCTTAATGTCCGGTCCTGCGTTAGCCCGCTCTTCAAGATTTGTGATGCGATCCGCCAAATCCATCACCCCCTGGGGGATCACGATTTGCTCATTGGCGTTACTTGGGATGAGCGGTGTCGGGCGATCTTCGAGAGCCTTCAGACGGACAGCAAGATTAGCCACCCGTTCTTCCAGTCCTTCCGGTGCTTTTTCAATCGTTACAAGCTGACCGTCTTCGCCGTCACGGGCGCGGGCTGCCAGGGCCGCAGCTATATCGCTTGATCGCTTAGTCGAGCGTTCGGCTAGGCCAGTACTTGTCATCTGCGTAATCCTCTGGAATGTCCGACATGTCCTTGAGACTACGCGCCGCTTTGATAAGTTCTGACTTGTACTCCATTGCCGCTTGACAGAACGCCTGGCACTCTGCCGCCGTCATCTTAACTTGAGTGTTGCTCTTGTCCGTCCAGGCAAAATCTTCGTTGGGATCTGCCCACCTGTAGCCAGCATTACCTTGCGGATCAGCCATCATTCCGCCGAGCGATAGACAAAGAGCACCAATGATGTTTTCACGCGATCCCGGATCAGACTGAAACTCCGAACCATTATAAACAAACCCGGAATCTATGCGACCATCTCTCTCCATGCTTACTGCTATTTTCAAGCGCTGTTGCTTTTCTGAATCCGTTTCTGGTGCAGGCGTTGGATCGCTCCGAACTCGCAAACCGATTGCAGTCAACTCCTCCGCTGACCATTTGGTTTCTATGTCTTTCGGGTGTCGAACATCACTAATCCGCTCGCCCTGCCATGGTTCGGAGGTGTCGATAAATTCCAGCATTGTCATTCGTCCCTTACGTGTATTCGCCAGTCGGCGGCGTGAACGCCGATGTCCAACGCGCTACGCCGTTCGATATCCGAAACTCGTCAATGTGGGCACTGATCGAGCCGCCAGCCGGATCAAAGTGGGTTGTTCCGATGTAAAACGTGCCGGCCGTCCAGTTCATGCTGGCCCCGGTTGAGGCTGCTTCGGTGCCGTCAACATAAAGCTTCGTCGTGCTTCCCGACCGAACCATCGCGAGGTGATGCCAGGTGGCGGTCGACATGGCGCTACTGACCAAATACGGAGCTGAAAACCCGTTGGCCGCGTGGAACAATTGAATTCTGCTGGTTGCATCCATCTGGAAAGTGCAGACGCCATTGATTGCAAACGCACCGTTGTTTGCACCGAACGCGGTTGGGCGTATCCAGAAATCAATCGTGAAATCGGTAGAGGTGCCAAACGCCCAATCGGACGAACTTGCCAAAGAAAGGTAGTCACTCGTCTCGTTGAGCAGAAGCGACGCTCCACCGAACTTAGATTGCGCTGTATCCACCTGCGCATTGCTGCTCACTGTAACCGTATGAGCGGACCCGCTCACATCGGTGAAAGTTGTTGAGGCGTCAGCACCATCACAATGGATCAGAAACTTGGTGAACGAGTCATTGCCACCAATGCCGCCAGCTACTTCCGGGATAAACGTCGTTGGCATCATACCTGGCAGCATTATGAAATATCCAATGCGCTAGAGATGAATATCCGAGTGGATGAAATCACGTCATAGAACAGCACGTCCTCGCCCGCTGCATCGGTCGTCAGAGTTGGCGCTGTGCCGCCGACAAACTCATAGCTAGTTCCAAAGCTCAGCGTGCGCGATCCTGTCCCGTCCTGCACCACCCTGATGCGGCCGCGCTGACCAACTTTTGTATTTGTCGCATTGGCCAACGTACGATTGCCGCCAAGCGTTACCGTGAAATCAAAACCCGAACTCATGTCGAGAGCAATCGAGGCGGCATCAGTCAAAGTGACCTCAGCCATCGCCCCCCAGACCTGATCGGTAGACAGCACCTTGTCTGCCGTATTGTTCCGGTACTGCGCGGTCGTGGTCTCATCTAGGATTGCAGCGGTGCCAGGCCCTCCAGTGTGCTGCTTGAGTAACTTGCCTGTTGTGCTGTCAAATAGAGCAAACCGGCTATCTACCGACGATGCCGGTCCGACAACGTCGCCGGAACCAAGACCGTCAGCACCCTTGTTGCCGGTACGCTCAAACACGATCGCCATCACGTCAGCATCCGTTGGCGCGCCGTTACTGGCAACCACCGTGATCGGAACCGTATAATAGGTTGTATTGTCCGTTATCGTTCCAGAGACGGTCGCCTCAAGAAACTCCGTACGATCGGCAACCGTGAAGATCCGCAAATGACCGCGGTGCGCTGTGTTGGTGCTGTCATCCCATTCAGCAATTACAGCGCCGAGGCTCTCCGCATTGCGGCCGGTCTTGGATATCAGCACATTGGTTGCCGATCCCAACGAGGCATTATCAACGAGTACCTTGCCGCTGCCAGGGTCGCCGCCTGTTGCTGCATTCCAAGCATAATCAAGACCGGTGTTTGGACCCGTTGCACCTGTCGCACCGTCTGAGCCATTCGCGCCTGGTGTTCCAGTTGGGCCGCGTGGCGGGTTGATGCTGAGAATGGTTACGCGCGTATAGATTTCAACTTCGCCGCTTGTACCTTTAGCAGCTGCCAGGCCACCCGCTCGAGCATGTTCAGCGTGATAAGAGAGTTCGAAAACCTCGTCGGCAGTCAACGTAATGATGCCGTGACCAACAGCTAGAACTTCGGGGTTATCGACCGTGTAAACTGCCCGCGTATTGCTGCTGTAAACGGCCTTGGTGGTGGTTGTTGACTTGAACCGGGTGCGCGTAAGGCCGCTGCCCCAGAATGGAGATTCAGTGATGATCAGATATGATTGCGGATCATCGGCTGAGCCAGGCAACGTTATTGTATTGGATGACAGCGACGCGCCGGTAATGTTATCTTCGACTACAGTGTTGAGGTCTCGTGCTGTCCACGTCGTTGCAACGGTGTTGCCGCCAATCGTTGAAGTCGCCTTTTGGTCTTCAACGATAAACGACGGCATTGGCGGCGCATCGGCAGCCGTGACGTTGTCCCATGGAACCCATGCAGTGCCGACATACTGGTAGGAGATATTTTCGTCTTTGACGTAGGCAATCCAACCGCAGTCTTCTGGCGGATCATAGTGGATGTAACCACCGACGCCATCATACTCAAGCACGTCATGCAGGGCATAGCTGAACCATGCGCCAGATGGCGTATCGTCAACAATGTACCGAGAACCCGTAGCCGGTGCGGTTGGTGGCGAAGAGCGGCGCTCGGCAACCTGGAATGCTGCAACTGTCGGAGATACGAACGGCGGGACATGTGAGTCCAAATTCCATCCACCACCGTCAGAGACCAGCCAGAACACCTCGCCACGGCCGTTCAATGTAACGGTTGCGTGCTGCATGCCGACGCCATTGATCAGCTGACCAGACACCGTTCTGATTGCAACGGCATTGGATGTGCCGTTGTGCCGAACACCCACCCGCCAACCATTTCCGACTGTAATCGCGGACGGGAGAGTTGCCGTTAGAGGTCCGCCAGAACAATCGATGTTGATCAGTTTACCTTGGTCAGCGCTCGTAACTGTGTAGTTATCTGCGCTGGTAACAATCGGCACTGTCGCCGTTGGCGATCCCGTCAGAAATCCTGACGTATCCAAAGCCCCCGGAATGTTGTCATGCGTGACAATCTCAACATCCGCCGCATCGGTGATGACAACCTTGTAGGCGGCGGTCGAGACATAAACGAGAGTCTTGGTTCCGCTCGCAGCCGGATACCCGCCCGCATCGCACGTGACCACAACGCCGAGAGAGACCGTCAGATCAGCATCGCTGAACACTTCCCGAGTGTTGCTAGTCCCCGCGTCATAGAATTTTACCTTCGCCCCCGACACCGGGAGGTCATTCGCATCAGTTACCCGGAAGCCAGGTGAAAAGACCTTAGTTGAATTGACCATGCGTCATCCGTTGATTTTGCTATTTGGGTAACGCAGGGATACAAGTGGGCCGTTGCTGATGATTTGAATGTGTGCTGGACTCGAACTGAGTATTAGGCTTCTCTGGCGGAGGAGGATCGCACGGAGCGGATCAGTGATCACGAGGAGTCAAAGAATTATACACAACGCCAGCACCAACAACGGGCGGCGCTACAGATTTCAAAGCATTCTTTATCTTCGAAAATCTGGCTAGACCAATCGCCTTGTATACTTCATCAAGCTCTTTGATGTACTGGCTCACATTAGAATCTGTGAGGCTTTTACCTTTCATGTTGCCAACTACATCGGCCGGAACAATTGTCTTGCTCGCGCCACCTTTAGATGATCGTATCGATTCATACGCTTCTTTGATTTTTGCTCGCTGAGGGATTGTGAATGGCGGACCCGGAGACCGTGGATAAGCCGGCGCTGGCGACGAAAGATGGTTAGGCATACCCATCCCTTCAGTTTCTGACGCATAGCCTTTATGATATCTGTTCTGTGACTTGGCCGCACCGCGTAACGCTGCGCCCGTGTGCGCCGATACTCCGCCGATCAACCCGCCAACTACAGCGCGCTTGCCCATTGCCTCGATGTCCGTCGCTCTTTCCCAAGCACCCGGCACGCCGCGCCACAGGTCGATTTCTTCTGGCAATATAGCCATTTCCGCACCGAACCCTGCACCAAGAGCAGGCGCCGCTAAATGACCGCCTGGCCCAGTCCTTTGAACTGCCTGAAACTCTCCTTGCAGCGAATTTGCCAATCGCTGATTGCCAGATTGCACAGCACCCTTCCAACGTCGCGAAAGATCTGCCATTTTCTCGTTAAACACCCGGCCTGCCGATCCCCTTACGACTGATCCCAGCCCCATTGATCCAACAGCAGCTGCCACCGGAAGCCACGGCATCACTTGCGGATAAAGATCCCGAAACGGCGTTTTTGCGTCTATTGCTTTCTGGCGCTGCTTGGCTCTTTCAGCAGCTTCTTTGCGCGCAATGTCGGCTTCAGCTAGTGCCTTTATCCTAGCTGCCTCAATTTTCGCCGCATTATCTCCTTTTGCTTCATGCTGTTGTGCTTTGGCGAGCGTCTTGACACCATACACCCCATCTGGGAATGCCCCAATTGTGTTTTGGAACGCTCGAAGCTCATCGCGTGACATGCTTCGCAGGCGTGATTCCAAATCACCTTGGGCTGCCATAGCCTCTCTCGTTCCAAGAATAGCACCCGGAACCGATGTCGCGGCACCAAACGCCATTGCCCGCACTGGCGTTTGCATCATACCGCTTATCGCTTTGCGTCCCGTTCGCGTTAAGGCCCCACCTGGCAGCGCGCCAAGAGCAATCTGCCCAGCCCCGTGTGCACCTTTTGCCCAATCCCGCTTCTCAATGCCGTGCTGAACGTTTCGCGCGCCATCAACCATCATCGGCAAGCCCGTCAGGCCCGCCGCCGTTTCGGCTTTCCCGCCATATTTCTGAGCTATGTATCGAGGCATACCGAGATATTCCATCGCGTCGCCGAACTGATTACCGATCCATTCAGCGGTTGAAGGCGTATATTTGCTCAGTTGAGGCCCCTGTGGCCTCAACGCATTCTGAGGCGGTGGCCGTTTGTGAGCTAGAGATCTGTATTGGTCAATCTCAGATGGTGAACGTATGTGCCCATCCGGACCTTGCGGGATTCGGTAGGGCATATCAGATGCTGTTAGCGCGCGCCCTTGCGGCCCTGTCTGACGTGATAGGGCATTGCGTGGGGGCTGCACTGGCAAAGCCACATCCGGTACGCCGTCACCATCGAGGTCGAGCAATGCCTGTTGAAAGCCTGCCAAGTGCTGGTTAAATTCATCCATTACGAAAGGCCTTGTTATGTCTGAATACTGGAGAAGTCGTCTATTGTTTTGGGGACTGATGGCGGTGTGCGTATTGGTTGGCTTAGCGATCGGGCTGCCGCTTGATATGGCACTAGGCTATCTCTGATTGTCATCGCTATCACCTAGCATTCCAGCCTGATTTAACGTCTGAAGTATCGCGGGGTCTTGCGTCACGATCTGTCGGAATCGGCGCTGGTGATCCATGAGATTGCGTTGGGCGCGAACGTTGCCACGCAAGGCCGCAGCCTCCATGCGCCGGCCGCGATTTAGCCAGCTGAGGAACCGCGTGTTGCCAAGTAATGCAGTTGCTCCGTAGGCAACAGTTGCGGCAGCCAGCGTTGACATCGGAGCAGCCTGAAAACTAGCAACTCCTGCGCCGCCAAACACTAGACCGGCCGTTATATTGTGCACGCCAGATCTGGAAGTATTGGCGAGGCGCTCAAACTCTCGGAACTGTGTTGCCAAGTTCGCGAATTCGTTGAGCTCTCGGATATCACCGCGCCGACCCCTGCCACCAAAGAACGCGACCCGAGCCCGGACGCTCATGTTGTTCCATTGGGTGGCGAAGCGCGAAGGCGAGAACTGAGCCAAGCCTTGCGGTCCGGATGTGCCGCCTGGCACCTCGCCCATCTTCCGCATAACGCCTCCGGCTATCTCATCCCATTCAGCTCGGCGCAATACACCGCGCATTGTCGTTATCAATTCGAGATCACCACGCCCGCCCGCTTGAGCTGCTCGATAGATGACGTTTCCGGCGCGCTCTGCCGTGATCTTATCACCCTGGAATACTTTCAACTTTTCAAGAGACCTCTTTCCCTTCGCATAGACCTGATCGGCCAGCTGAAACTGCAAAACAGCCTTATCAAAATTGTTGGCTGTCACGATATCTCCGCGCTGCCGGTATTCATCGGCGTTGCGCGTCAGCATGTGGTAGAAATCGCGCTCGAGCGAGTGAGACAGATTTTGCATGTCTGACCGTGAAAGCGTGTTCGCTTCATTGTCGGCTTTGCTCGAAAGTTGTCGGCGAAGTTGCGAGCGAAGATTACGCATGTCCGCGAACGTGCCGCGCCATTTGCCTGTTGCAATATTCTGGACTGCCGAGTTGACCAACGGATTGCCAACACTGGGCACGGCCATGGCAGGAAATGAAGTGCCGCGACCGCGAAGCAACTCAGTGCTTGTTGTTGCAGTTGGCAAGCTAGGGTCTGCAAATGCGGGGTTCTTTGGGTCGTAAGATAGCTTGGCGTCTCGCTCTGCTTGCGCGCGGTTTATCATGCCTTGGTTGCGGCCTATCTGCCGATGAACCTCAAGCGTGGTATCAGGCGCTCCACCGATAACGCGAGATTGCCCGCCAACGGTTCGACCGTGACGCATGTCCTCTGGTATCGATCGATAAGCCTGCTCATATTGCGCAGCCGCTGCCGTCGGCAAGCTGGTCTCACGTGGCCCGCGTTGAGCGACTGAGGCAAGCTCAGTGTCAGCCAATCCCTCGATAGTCTGGCCAACGGTTGATTGAGCCGGGGCTGTCTTGAATCTTTCGACACCGCCAGTTGCTATGCGGCCGGCACCATCCATATTTGATGAGCCGTAACGGCCGGCCAGCTCTGCGGACTTGTCGTGCATTCCCTGCAAGGTGTTGCGCGTTGACTGGCGCAGTGGCTCGCCAACTAAGGGCTGCTCATGGGCGACAGCACCGATCTGTCGAGTCGATTGCCCCCCTTGAATACCGATGTGCGGAGCAATGCCGGCGTCTTCAGCATATTGCGCAGCGCGCGCTCTGTTGCCTTGGTCGACAACATTCAAATCATCCGGCGTTCCCCGGCGAACCTCATAGGTTGTGCGAGCATTCGGAACGCGTGGGCTTGGCGGAATTCGGCCCATGGTTGAATAGGTCGGCAAGAAACCAGCAGAGGTTCCGACGTTTTGAGCCGCCGTCAATGCATTGCGGTTGCGATCGATGAAGCCGGCTTCAGCCCGCCTCACATCATCGGCAATGTAATTGCCGAATGGAATGTATGGCAAGACATCTGCCAAGCCTTTCTTGCCCTGCGTTGCCATGCGAACCGGAAGACTGCCGGCGAAAGCTGCCGTGTCTGTCACGCGATCATAAACGCTACCGCCAAGGTCATCGCCGTAGACCCAATCTGAAATGGGCCCGGTAATGCCCTGCCTAATGTCAGCCTCAATTTGCGTGCCCGTCCAGTTGGATGGCTCTTCTTGCGACTGCTGCATTCGCATACCGCCTGGCTCATACGCTTTACCCGCGCCACGTGGTGCGCTGGGCACCATCTCTGCGCCTTCCGGTCCACTCACAAATTCAAATTGTGCGTAAGGGTCGGCATTGTCAGAAGCGTCTTCGACAAGCTCAAATGCAGCGTATGGATCAGCCATTTATTGAGTCCCTCCAGGGACGCGCATTATTCGGCCGTCTGTTGTTGTGAATTGCGTGCCAGGCGGTAAGCTCTGCGCTTGCTGTGGCGTCATGACCGGAAGATTTCCGGTGCCGCCCTGGCCTGACCCTGCTGTGGTGGCCCCTGGTTGTTGAGAAAGGTCGGCGGCGGGTATTAGCGCATCAAGGCGATTACCATTATCATAAGTAACGCGGCCAGTTTGCATCAACTTAATGCTGTTCCTGACCGTTCGATCTAATCGGGCAAGCTTGGCCTTCATGGTCTCGACCGTATCCGATGAAACAGGACCATAGAAGTTCATCAATCGATCTGTTTCTTGCGGTGTAGCTGCCGCCCCGGTCAATGCTCTTAACTGTGCCTCAACAAGCGTCTGTACGATACGCCTCGCTTCACCAGCATGCCCCCTGTTCAAGACCATGTTAGCCCTGCCACCTAAACCAATATCGTCAAATATTTTTTGAGCTCTCGGAAGCTCCAAAAGACCATTCGCCATCAAAGCAACCTTCCCGGCCACGTCACTTCCCATCTTGGTTGCTGGTCCTCCAGGAATAGCAGTTAGGGTTCCATCTTGATTGAATCGATATCCAGTCGGTGGTTTGCCGAAGCCGGTAGCCTCCGCCTCATTCTTTAGGATCGTGGACGATTTTAGACGTTGAGATACCGGGTCTTGATAGCCGCGTGCTTGGGCCATGATGTATTGAGAGCCGGCAACAGGATCATTGTGGTATTGCGCCGGCAGACTGCTTAAAACGAGCGGGTTTGAATTCACGAACTGGCGCCACATCTCAGCTTTCTTGGTCGGGTCTTGCTCACGATCGATGAGCTGAGCAACCCCGCCACCTCGCTTGATGACGTTCTGCTTCAGGTTTTCCTCGTGCGTCTCCGTATCCATGCCGAATGTTTTTTGGCGAAGATCGAAGGCGCGGTCTGCATTGGCCTGACCAGCCTCAAACGTGCGGTCTCTATAGCCACTCAAGGCGTTAAATTGACGGTTCTGAAGTCCAAGCTGTGACGCTCGGTGAGTCTGGTTCGCTTCAAAAGATCGATCCGCATTGCCTTGCGCTCGCTCGGCTTGGCTTTGTCTCCAGTCCATATCGCTTTGACGGTTAAGTGCGTTAGTAACGGCCCGGTGCTCTTGGTTCATACCGTTTGCGTACTGCTGTATTCCTCGTTGAACTGGTGAGAAATCCAAACGCAGAGCGTTTTGTGGAAGCATGTAATTAGGTGCCATCGTTAACCCCGCGCCATAGGCGAACGGAGGTTCTCGTAAAGCCTATTCATTCCACCAGCCATATTGCCAAATGCAGACTGCCCACTTGCCGTTGGCGCAAACCCACCCATCAAAGTTCCACCAAGAGCCAGTGCGTTATTGAATCCCATGTTACGCGTTCCCGCCAAACCTTGATGCAGTGCCTGCTGGTTCTGGCCTTGCTGCGTTTCGTAGCCGGCTAGCGCATTGCCCATTCCCAGGTCTATGTTGCTCAAACCTGATGCAAGTTGACTAGCGATCTGCGAGCCTTCGCCTGACAAGCCCTGCAGCCTGTTGAGGCGTTCGGTTGTATATGACCGACCGACATCCATTGCAGCACGGTTGCCAGCCAATGCGTTGAGCCCGCTCTGTGACATGCCGCGCGCGCTCATACCTCGATTGACTGCACTCACAGCCCGATCCTCGTCATAGCCGCGCTGAGGATCATTCTGGTATCCGTCCCAGTAGCCTTGCTGCTCTTCATTGCCGTTGAGACCGAGCGCATTGCTGTACGTGCCGTAAGCGTTGTCGCTGCGATCCTGGTACGGTTGCAGGCGTGTCAGATAATTGTTCTTTGCCTGATTGCCGTAGTTGGTGACATGCCCTTTGGCACGGCCAAGACTGGCATCGTATGCAGCCGCTCCGTCCCGCATGTCGCGACGTTGGGAAGAGCCCATGAGGGAGTCAAAAAAGCCCATCAGCTTGCGTCCTCTAACGTTTTAATCCGCGCATCAAGCGTGGCGATATATGATCTCAGTTTTGTGAAATACTCATACAGATGCGGCGGCATGTTATCGGGCGCCGGCAGTGGCGGGAGTGTCTCAGACATCATCAAGCCTTCAATTTCGTGGCATCGACCGAAAGGCCGGTGATGCCCTTGAGCACATTTGCTGACACGGAAAACTTGAACGTGAACCCGTCTTCCCGTGACTTCCCGAAACGCGTCATCTTGATCCGTCGCAGCCTGTCACCGAGCTGACCAAGGGAAACCATGCGCTCGCCTGACCAGTTCAGCCCGCCGTCGAATGACCACTGCACCATGAGTTTCGGATCTGAATCATCGACATCACTGGAATTGGCCCCAATGCCTGATATTGCATCCAGATACACCGCATTGACCTTGACCGGGTTCGGGTAGCTGTGAACCATTGGCGGTTGCACGGTCATGATAAGCGGCGATCCTGCATCATCAAAAGCCGTGCTGCTCATTTCGTAGAGCTTGCCCGTTGCAGCATCACCGGCAATCCATTTGTCTCCGAACTTGACGACATCAGAGATGTTCCAAGTTGGTGAATTGTGGCTCTGCCGTTCGTGCCATTGTTGCGTGTAGAGGTCGAATACCCAACACCAAGATGGGCAGCGGATCGCATAGAATGCGTGATTGCCCTGCGCCCAGCTGAAGCCCTTGATGGTCGTCTTGTCTGTTGTTCCTGATATCGCTCGAGACACAGCACCGTTACTGATGATCTGCCCGCCGTATCCATTCCGAAGCCTGACCTGGCTTTCATCGTCGACCCAGGCAATGCTTTCACCCACCAGGGCAACGCTGCTACCAGACGCGCACCCAATTTGCTTGGTGGTCACTCGGGAAAACACAAAGTCGGCGCCACCAGTGTTTTGCCAAAACTCCAGCGAGTCAGTACCGAACAACATCACTTCGCGCTCATGCGTGAATGCAACCTCGATATCGTCCGGGTTGCTTTCCGCGCTCGCGAATTCCAGGGCATCCCAGCTGCGCGCGTTATACTGACCTGATGTTTGCCAGCGTCCACTGCCGCCCGCTGCTATGCCGTAACCATCGACAACAGCAACCGACCGAGGTCCGTAAAAATTAGGACTTTGGAACTGAGCAAACTGCCCCGCTTCAATCACTCCATAGAAACCATCTGAGGCAACGAGAACCTGATCACCACCAGGGCGCCCATTCCGTGCCATATACACCGGTCCGTCTGTCGGGATGGCACCGATCACCGTAGCCGTCCCAGCCGCGTCCAGGCGAAACACCAATCGACCAGACACCACATAGAGATCCGGCTTCACAACGATCATCGCGCGCGTAGCGCCACCATTTACGAGCGTTGCGAAATCCGTCAGCCCATCAGCTGCATAGAGCGGCCAGCGGGTCTTACCTTCGTCAGCCGCATCCTCAACGTAACAATTGATCAGTCTTGCAGCACCGTCCGGGCCGTGCCGAGCTGGATTTGAAGTTGTGCCGGGCGAGATCGTTTTAAGAACCATTGATACCGCTTTCGCGCCATAGGCGAACGGAGGTTCTCGTTAATCCAAAATCGTATTTTGCTGCGTCCGGGTCTAGCCAAGGCTGCAATATCCGGTTCCATCCGTCGTCTGCCGCCTTCATTAATTCTGGAGTAACGTCATCCCCGTATTGGGATGACATGCGAACGGCAAGCATCGCGATAACAGCACCTTCAAACGGTCGGGACGAGCGCCCCTTGACCCACTGCTTGCGATTGAAAATCAGATAATCATCGACAGCCCACGATGTCGTTGCATCAAGCGCTGTCGAGCCAGCCGTCGACACCTTGTACAGGTGGCCCTCCGTTCCGGCCGACGACGCCAGAGCGGGCGAATTTGCTGAAGCGTCCCATGCGCCCCGATAATCCAGATTTGCCAACATGGCATGAGAACCGAACGTATCGGCGAACGGTATTCGGACCTCGGGCGGCACAAAAAATTCAAACGTGCTTGTCAACGCAAAGTCTTCGTGTGGAATTCCAACGCCTTCAAAATTCCAGGCGTGCATCATGTCATTCAAGGCGCCAAGCGCATCGGCGCCATCAGCCGCAGACATCGCTTCGCCGGAAGCTAGAATGTTATTCCGGCGAAGCGATCTTGTGCAGATATCACGAACCGTCGTCATTCAATTCTTCTTCCATCGGTTCGGGCTGCTCTTCTTTCGCCTTGCGCTTTTTTGGCGCCGGGACGGGCGTTGCAGGGCTGTCTGACCACCCAGACGGTACATCGTCGGGATGATCAAACAACTTTGCCTCTTCGCCCCGGTACATCCATACCGGGGCGGACTTTTTCTCTTCTTCTGCCATTAGCCCGTGAGCCTGCAGCCGAGTTCAGGATAGATGGCTTTCCAGCCATAGAGCGCATCAATTCTGATTACGTCATCATCGGAATCGATGTCGTAATCTTTGACTAGGCGCACGCTCAACCCGTTGTGCGTTTCGCGTGCCTTCCAGTTAGCACCATCTGGCAATTCGAGCGGGCATGTCACCAGCGCGAATGCATTTTTGTGCAAGGCGAGGTTCTGAGGATAGGCAGTCGATGCCGTGCCACGAACCGTGATAGCCGCGTTGTCTGCGGGCTCAGCTGATACCGTCTGGTATGGCCCGCTGGTGATGATTGCAGGCGAAATCACCGGGGAAGCGTTGCCCGTCCCATCGCTATCAATATCCGCCGTTACAACGAACTCTTGCAGATACGGCATAACGACTTTGCCCGTCGTGCCTTCACCCGGAACCGGGTTAACGGCATAGACGCCCGCAATCGTGAACACGTCGCCGGCCTTGAGCAAACCCGTCACAGACGCAGACCAGCCATCTGTTACCAATGTTTGCGTGTTGGTCGTTTTGGTCAGAGCGTAGGTCGTGCCCTGTGATGCGCCATTAACCAGCGGCGTGCCGGCATAAGCGCCAACCGTATGGTTTGCGATGTTCTGAGCGGCCATGACGTCGTAACCAGCAATACGACCGATTTGAGCATCAGTGTAGGCCGTGCGGACCATGTTCTGCTGCTGCAAGCCAACCTGATCGCCTGCAATGCCGTAGTGTGCAGCCGGGTTCAAACACAGAAACCGGCTGTCCATTGGAACGGCCATTTCCGTCTGACGCTGCGCTGCCGGCGACACCAATGCGTAGGTGCTGGGCACTGTGCCAGGCGTACCAACATGATTGAAAATGCTCGAATAGAGCGAGTAGCCCTTGGCATCCATCGTGTTGGCAAGCGTAATCATCGCCGGCTTGATGTAACGCTCGGAATATTGCTCAATCTTAAGCGTCAGATCCTGCGTGCTGAACTTCCAGGATACGTGCTTACGTTGGTCGATCGTGATTGAGGTGTTGCCTTCTTCCACGTCCTGATTGACGCGTGTAGCACCATCGGCCGTATAGAATTTGACCGGCTTGCGGATCGATACCGTATCGCCGACCTTAGCGAATTCTTTCTTGTATTCCCGGTGCACTTTGTTACCGAGAACAAGCGAGTTCTCCAATTGCATCAACGCCTCTTTGGCGATGACACTAGGTGTCAGAATGTCGTTAGCCATCTTCTCTCTCTATAAGCTTTACGCCCCTGAACCCATGCGCCATTTCCGATATTCCTCTGTAGACATCGAATTTGGGTCACGAGCTGAAGGGCTTGCCCCGCCGCCAAGGGATTTGGCAGGTGCCGGAGCGGTTGAGACTTTTTTGGCCTTCGGCGCAGCTTGTAGCTTTGCCTCCAACCGAGCGAGTGCCACGCCACGGTGCACTGGATGCATACTGTTCAACTGGATTGCTTCAGCCGGGTTACGACCGAGGTAAACTGCAATCTGAGGGGCTCGATCACTTTCAGCGATAAAACCCGCTGTGAAATCATCGACTGGCAGGCTGTAGAACTGGTTTAAAGCGTTATCGATGTCCGGGATTGAATCCCGTGCTGCATCAATTTTCGCGTTAAACACCTGCTGCTGAACTGCTGACGCCTGCTGCTGCTCCACTTGAGCCTGGGCTAGAATCTCCCCCGCTCTGGTTTCCTGGACAGCACTGCGAATGCGTTCACGTTCTTGAGCATCCCAGTCATAAGGATCGATTTCTTCCCGTGGCTGGTTAAGCCGTGCAAATTCGGCCTCTCTTGCTGCCAGTCTGGCCTCAAGATCCCGCTTTTGCGCGGTCAGCTGATCAATACGCTCCTGAACCCGATTGCGTGGCTTGTTGGGTTCGTCGTCACTTGCGGCAAGCGGTTCATCCGCTTCCGTAGACTCATCACTCTCGCCCGGTTCCGGTGCCTCTGATGGCTCTGGTTCCGTCGTGGCCTCACTTTCCGGCGCCGGCTCACCACCTGCGGAGACATCCGTTTCCAATTCTTCGGGATTGGCTACCGTGTTGTCGTCGTCTTGCATTCTAAACTCCAATAAAAAACCGACCACTTGGGCCGGCGAACTTGCGAGATGTGATCTCGATGGTTTTACGCTTGGACGCTACGGTAGATGCGAGTGATGCTGTTCGCTTTCACCCGAAATCAGTTTGGCGGTTTCGACTTCAGTCTTCCTGGTCTCGGCGCCGATCTTGTCGGCCTCCAACCTGGCTTCTATTTCATCCGCCTCCAGCTTGATCTTCCTGGCTGTCGCCTGCGCGGCCTGCGCCTTGGCGACAGCTTCTGCAACTTCGGCCTGAGCGCCTTCTATTGCCATTTCTTGCTGCATCTCTTCCATTGGATCAGGCGGCGGCGGCTCTTGCGGCTCGCCATCGTCCTTTTGTTCTGCAGCCTCTCTGATTTCTTCCGGCACCATGGCTTTCAGGCGTTTGGCGATTTGATCTGCACCAGGCCAATCCAGGTTTTCAACCATGAGATCAGCAATCATTGGCATAGCGTCAGGGTATGACCGGCCAAACGCTTCCATTGAAGCCGCTGCCTCTTCGCGTTTCGTTGAGTGTGACGGTCCAATCTTCGTGCGAATATCAAAACGAGCCGTCGATAGGTCGTTGATCATCACTGGCTGACCGTCGTCGTGCATTTGAACCGCGTTGATTGGAACAAACTGCTCAGCCTTGTTGTCGTCACCCAAGATGCGAATAACGCGCTCGTTGTCGTACACCTTCGGAATGAGATCGATTAGGATCTTGCCGGTGTGGTGTAACGAAAACTCCAGGTTGTCGGCGTAGTGGTAATTTGCAGTGTCGCCTTGCTTGTCGCGCGCCGTGATCGCGACGCCAGATGTCTCGTTTGATTGGTTACCAAGACCAGCGTCATATATGCCGGTTGTGCCTTTCATGTCATCAGCGGCCTGCATGCTCTCTTGAACAAGCGCCGTTGGAACTGGCGGCGGCGCTTCGCGCAACGGCCTGCCGCCTGGCGCTTTATCATCAGGCTCATAGAGCAAATAAGGGCGGTTCTTGTTGTTCGCGCTGTTCCACATCGCCTTAAACTTGCCGATCATCTTAGGCGTGGCAAGCCAAGGCGCTTTAGGTTGATTGGCGATCGCTTCCGTGCTGGCTGTGCGATAATAGTTGTACATCTGCTGCGGATCACGGGCGAACCGGATCACGCCGTGGCGCACCACTTTTTCCTCAAGCGGGATCTCTGCGCCCATGACTGGAACGAGCGGGATGTATTTCCCTGGCCATGCTGTCGGGCCTTCGAGAACCTCAGCGCCTGTCACCAAGTAATGCTCAACCCGGTAGCACGCAACTTGACGCTCTGAGACTATTGTTGGAGGCGCGTACACCTCCTGCATTTCCGAGATCTCAGATTTATCAATTGTCGTGCCATCTTCAAGCAAAACTAGCGTCTTCTGATAAGACATTTTGCGGTAGTACTCAGCCACGCGGATCGTGTCAGATGTCTGCCAAAACAGGGTTTCGCCATCGTTGTATTCTCGCGGAACTTCGACATCAACGTCCATAGCGTCGGGGTAATTTTCCTTGAAATAGCTCTTTGGCCACATCTCGGTGACGAACATCCAGCCCGCGTCTGATCGATCGGGTTCGACAGCTGCAGGATCGCAATAGACCGACAGCGGATTGACCACCCGCTTGATCTTAATTTCCTGATCAAACGTTGTGTCATCTGTGTAGTCGGTGACGATGCGGTGCCAGCCGATGCCACATGATGCCGAATGCTGAACCGAGTTGCCGAATACGTGCTGCGCTTTGCTGTGGAACTGGATCTGACGCATCAGGCCATCATAGATGCGCGCAATCTCTGGATCACTCTTGTCGTCTACCGGCGTCACCTTGATGCTGAAGTCAGCCTGCTTGATGTCATTCGTGACCTGATTAACGAACTGCGGAAGCCGATTGAACGTAAGCATTGGCCGTCCCTCGGCCTCTCGCTCTCGCTTTGCATCTTCCGGCCATTGATCGCCGGCCAAAAATGCGAGGTCGCGCGCAGCTTCCCGTCTGTTGTCCCGGTCATGTAGCCACGCCTCATTGAGACGGTCGCGGGCTTCCTTGACGATTTTCTCAGCGTTTTTCACTGATTACCCGCCGTTTCGTTGGCAATACCCGCTGGTATCCCGCATTTGGTCAATTTATTACCGTCTCTTTCGTTGAATATCACGCCGCCATCCATGAACCTGAAGATTCATCTTCCCAGTCTGATTGGTCAACTTCGTGCAGGTCCGTAAAATCAATGCCAAACGTCAAAGCGCCAGCGTCGCCAATGTCCGGCGAGTGCTTCAATCGCTCTTTGATGTGGTCTTTGGATTCCAAGATAAGTTGACCGTTGCTGTTAAAGCGCGTGCGCTGCTTGCCTTCGTGGTGCCAGACCGGCGCGCAGAGATCACCTTGCACGCCGTCGTCATCCGGTATTTGCACGCCGGCCTTGTCTTCAAACCAAACACGCATCAGATCCCACATTTCCGCGCGTCGGTTGGTGTATTTGTCCTTGTCGATGGCGCTTTCACCGAAATTGACCGGCTCAACCATGTCGTCACCAAGCAATTCGACGAGCCGATCATAAAGACCAGCCCCTAGCCCGGTGACGTCAATGACGACTTTCTTCAGTCCCTTTGGTTTTAGTTCCTTCACGACCTTGTGCACTTCGGCCGCGGCGCTCATCAGGTTTGAACTGTCGATCAGCTTGAACACGTGACCACCCATCCGGCGCCCCTGCCTGTCCATCATGCCGAACTTGTCGCCGGTTCCTTCGTTGCGAGCCGGGTCAACACCAAGAATGATTGGCCCGTATGGCTCCACATTGCGCTTGCGGGCCGGCAGAACCAACCGAGGCGGGATAAAGCTGGCCCCTGAAGTCTGAAACGCTTCGGAAGCGTTGGCTGGGTATTCCTGAATGAATTTCCAATTGAAGTCATCCGGCGTACCGCCTGCAACCGCTGCAAGCTCTCGGTTTTTTTTATAGGCCCAGTAGAGTTGCTTTCGTGTTAGATCGTAGAGTTTCTCGTATTCAACAAAGAGTTCTGGGGGCGTCCAACCGTCTGGCACATCAGCGACGTATTCCTCATGCCAGAACCATGGAATGAAGATCGCCTCGAAATCACTGTCTCCGCGCTCTGCGGCTTTCCAGAGATCGTGAAACGCGTTGCCAATGCCGTTGGCTGTGCTTTCTCTAATGTCTTCTGTGCCAGGCGCATCCGCGATGGCCTGCCCAACACCCGCCGAATGGTCCCCAGCATTCGGCCAGAACGCCATCTCAGAGCCGTGAAACATCTGGATAGTATCAGAGCGTCCGACTTCTCGGCTGCCGGCCGTTGCAACCTTGTAGCCCGACCCAAGGATATTGAAGCTCAGCTCTTTGGCGTTGTTTGCCTGTGTGGCGGGCTTCACCAAATCTGGGCAATTGTCGTGGTAACGCTTGGCTATATTGAACAGGTTGCCCGTCGCATCGTCCAAATGCGTAAGAATGAAAGTTCGAAAACCTTTTGTATGTGTCGTGCGCCAGTAGAACCGGCCTGCAATGTAAGTTGATATCCCGACTTGTCGGCCCTTCAGGACCAAGGCACGAACCTTACCGGTGCGCCTGCGCTGTTCCTCCAATCGTTCGTGGAGAAATCGCTGCGACCGGTTCATGTTGAATGGTAGCACCTTGCCTGACTTGGAGCGTAGCTTCAGGCATCGGCTTGAGTAGTGTTCGAAGTCATCCTTCAGCTTTTGTCGTATCGCGCGTTCGCGATCGGACATGTTGCTCATTCAAGTTCATCCAATGCGTCATCGTGCTTTCTCAAGGCAACGTTTAAATCGCCTTCAACACTGCTCAAATCGGGCAGAGTCTTGCGTAATAGCCCAAGCGCTGCCGTTACTTGCGTTGACGACATTTCGACGGGCTTTTTAGTTTGCTTATCCAACTCGGAAAGTGAAAACGATTCCAAGCGGTTAATTAGCTGACTGGTCCTGATCTTATTACGAGAAAATTTATCGTGCTTCGGGTCCAACCTAACGCCAGGATTGCCCCTTGGTTTTTTCTTTCTCGCAGGCTCTACAGCACCCATATTCCTTACTCTGTTATCTGATTATGTTGCACGTGGAACATTAAGTTGTATGACTGGCAATGCCGCAAGCAATAGCCAGCATGGCCCAAAGCTCTGCGTTGCCCTTAATTGAGACTACAGGCACGTATTTGGAAAATTCAACTCCAGCGGCGAGCACGACGAACAATAGAGCGTGGCTTCTTCGGCGTTCATTCGAATTCCCAATAAAAAACCGGGCGCATTTCTGGCCCGGTTGATCTCTTCGTGCGCACTGAGTAGCACGTAACAGAATCAGTGTCTGATTTGATATCAAAGCGCAAGCACATTTTTACCACACTCAACGATTTGGAGGTTGAGAGACTAGGCCCCAGTGCATACATAGGGCGTCGAGACCACCAATGATCAAGCCTTCGCCGTATCCTTTAGCTTGTTGCCGGCCTTTGATGTTCGCCCACTGCTGACCAATGTCCGTTGGCGTGAGCGTGCTTTCAATTTGGCAGACAAGCGCCTTCCATGTTCTTGGGCTCCCTACAGCCTTCTTTGCCATCTCAAGCAATCCAGCATGGCGATGCTGTGCGAACTCGTCAGGCACGTCGTCACGGTCAACCTGGATATCATCGTCCACCCGCACATCAATGCCCTGAGCGCCGTAGTAGTGCTTTTCTAGTTTCATCACGGCTTGGCGGTGTTCTGGCTCCAGTGTTTTGATGCGTTCGAAGCCGTTGAGCTTACGGAAAGCACGACGAACGTGTTTCTGATCGAATGCTGGCGGCTCATACTCTGCCTTGCGCATTTGCTCCTTTGTGGGTGCAATTGTCTCCATGGGGTATTCTCCGAGTGTAGAACGCACGCACAAAGGGGTTAGTTGATCGTCTCGCCACCATCTGCAATGGGCCGCCAGTACAGTAGATAAATATTCTGTTCGGGACGCATTTTGCCTGGTTCTACGACGCTGGAATTCGGCCAACTCTCATGCCAAGCCTCAACCATCGCGTGGTTGTATGGTCGAGTAAAATGCCATCTTTTCCAGCCATCCCACCCGCCAGGAGGCATTGGTGGCACTGTTGGTACACTGGTTCGCATCATTCCTTTTCCTCCATGATCTTGAACGTCTTCCGGCTAATCTAGTGGCATTTATTCGTTCGGAATTTCGCTCAAAGCCGCCACTCGCTGGCAAAATGGACGGCCGTTTACATCTTTCGTGTAGTAGGTAGCGCCGGCTTGAACTGCCATAGCTTGCGTTGCGAAAGCAGCGGCTAGATATGACCATTCCTTCGGGAACGTAAAAACATGCGATGCGAGGCCGAAAGTGATGTCGCCGTTCTCTTCTTGGTAACAGCGCATGTGAGGCACTAATAGTTTCTCTCCATCGTCTTGGAGGAACACGCTGTAACCGCTTCGCTTTGCGCCGATGACATCAGGCACTTCCGGTGTAGGTAGATCTGTTACGTTGTCGTGCATTATGTTTTCCTCTGGATGGCTTGGGACTCAAGGAGAAGGAGGGGCATCGGCATTCATCAACGCATCGAAATTTTCTTTCAAATGGCGGGCATCAGCGATCGCGTTGTGATGCATGCTGCCTTGCTCGCTCATCCTCGGGTTGCCGTTGTCGTCCAGCCATTGCTTGAAATCTCGGCAGTACATAGGCCAGCTGCCTGGAAGGTCCATCATCGTCCCGAACAACTGACAGAGAACGACCCAATCATAATCTGCATAATAGGCCCAAAACTCGGGGTTTAACCCGGCGAATGAGATGATATCGGTCGCCATTTTTTCGCGCGTCCAGTGCCCTGGGCCGGTCAAATTCGGGATGACGTTTTCGCGAACCCAATCACTTGCACGGCTTCGGTCAGTCCACATCGCCTCACTGTAGAACTCCAGTCCATCTTCTCGAACCATTCCGATCGAAAGGAGTTCTATTGTTCGCCCATCTTCGATAAATTCAGTGTCGAAAAATATTTTCATGTTATTCCTGCCTTTGCCGGTGATACGACGCGTTGCTTACGATTCCTTGTGTGTCCC